CACTTGGTACTCCTGCTTCTGGTGTTATGACTAATATGACAGGAGCGGTAACTGCTTCATTAGTCGATGATGCGGTCACACTTGCAAAAATGGCAGCTGAGTCCATAGATAGTGATCAGTATATTGATGGAAGTATAGACCATGTTCATCTAGCCGCTGATATTATAGATGGTGACAACATTGCAGATAATGCTATTGACAGTGAACATTATACAGATGGTTCTATTGACACGGTTCATATTGCTGATAATTAAATAACTCTTGCAAAAATGGCAGGAGGCACAGACGGAAATATAATTAGTTTTGATGCGTCTGGTGATCCAATTGCTATTGCTACTGGTTCTGATGGACAAGTTTTAACTTCAACAGGAGCAGGAAGTCCACCAGCATTTGAAAATGCATCAACGTCTTCAGTATCTGATGGTGGAATTACACTTGCAAAAATGGCATCAAATTCAGTAGACAGTCCTCAGTATGTCGATGGTTCTATTGATGTAGCACATATGTCAGCAAACTCAATAGATAGTGATCAGTATGTCGATGGTTCTATTGACCATGTTCACCTAGCTGCGGATATCATAGATGGTGATAACATTGCCGATGATGCTATTGATTCTGAACATATTGCAGCTGACTCAATAGACGCAGAGCACTATGCTGCAGGGTCAGTAGATACAACAGCATTAGGGGCAGATTCTGTGACAAGTGCTAAAATTGCTGATGATGCTATCGACAGTGAACATTATACTAATGGAAGTATAGATACAGCACATATTGCTGCTGACCAGATAGTTGCTTCTTTGATTGCAGATAATGCTATTGATTCAGAACATTATACAGATGGAAGTATAGATACTGCCCACATTGCTGATAATGCAATAACTTCTGCTAAAATAGCAGTTGATGTTATTGTCGCAACAGATATAGCTGCTAATGCAATTACAGTTGCGGAATTACAAAATAATGCAGTTACAACTGTAAAGATTTTAGACGCTGCGGTAACTCTTGCAAAAATGGCAGACAACTCAGTAGACAGTCCTCAGTATGTTGACGGTTCTATTGACGTAGCACATATGTCAGCAAATTCAATAGATAGTGCTCAGTATGTCGATGGTTCTATTGACACTGCCCATATTGCAGCTGGTCAAATTACTGTCGCTAAAATGGCAGCAAACTCAATAGATAGTGCTCAATATGTAGATGGAAGTATAGACAACGCACATATTGCTGATGATGCTATTGACAGTGAACATTATGCAGCTGGGAGTATAGATACTGCCCATATTGCAGCTGACCAGATAGTTGCTTCTTTGATTGCAGATAATGCTATTGACAGTGAACATTATACTAATGGTTCAATAGATACTGCACATATTGCTGCTGACCAGATAGTTGCTTCTTTGATTGCAGATAATGCTATTGACAGTGAACATTATACAGATGGAAGTATTGACACAGCTCATATTGCTGACAATCAAATAACTCTTGCAAAAATGGCTGGTGGGACAGATGGAAATTTAATAACGTATGATGCGTCTGGTGATCCAGCCTATGTTGTTACTGGGAATGATGGACAAGTATTGACTTCTACAGGGGCAGGCAGTGCTCCTGTCTTTGAAACAATCGTTGTAACTGGAGCATTAAACTCAGGATCTATTACCTCTGGATTTGGTACTATTGATACAGGCGCATCGGCGATCACTACAACTGGATTGATTTCAGGTGGTTCTTTAGATATTGATAATGTCTTGATCAATGGAACTACTATTGGTCATACTGATGATACAGATTTACTGACTGTCGCAGATGGTGCATTAACTCTTAAAGGAACTTTAACAATAGGTGTAGATGATACTGGCCATGATGTCAAGTTTTTTGGTGCGACAGCTGGTGCATTTTTAGAATGGGATCAATCAGCAGATGAACTAGAAATTAGAGGTGGAGCTGCAACGCCAGGAAAATTACTATTATCAACTGCTGAAGCAACAGTTGTTGATGGAAATAAATTAGGACAGATTGATTTTCAAGCACCAGCTGAAACTGGTACTGATGCGTTAGTGGTCGGTGCTTCAATAGTTGCTGAAGCAGATGCAACATTTTCTGCGTCAGTCAATTCAACCGATTTGGTCTTTTTAACTGCCGATTCTGGAGCTGCAACAGAGAAGTTACGAATTGACAGTACAGGCCAAGTTACTTTTGCAGATGGTGCAATTGATGTGAACATTGCAAGTCATGATGGAACTAATGGATTATCGTTGGGTGGAACAGTTGTTACTTCAACTGCTGCGGAGTTAAACCGATTAGATGGAATTGAAAGTACTGCAGTCGGTCTTACTGATTCTCAAACAATGACAAATAAAACACTTACGAGTCCAGTTTTGAATACTGGTGTAAGTGGAACCGCTGTTCTGGATGAAGATAATATGACATCAAATAGTGAAACACAACTTGCAACTCAACAGTCTATCAAAGCATTTACTGAAGCAACCTCAACTGCGATGGCTATCGCTCTTGGTTAAATTATGCCTGAACATGGAACTTACTTAGGGAATCCGTTACTCAAATCCGCTCATGTACCTCAAGATTGGTCTGAGAAAGAAGTCGGTGAATACATTCGTTGTCAGAATGACCCTCTACATTTTATAACTGAACACATCAAAATTGTTTCTCTGGATGAAGGATTGATTCCCTTTGATGTTCGTGATTATCAAGAGGAAATGATTAATCGATTTCACGAAGAAAGATTTGTGATTTGTAAAATGGCCAGACAAACTGGTAAGTCAACTACTATCCTCGCATACCTTCTTCATTACATATTATTCAACGAAAATGTTTCTGTTGCAGTTCTCGCAAACAAGAAGACAACTGCGATGGAACTTCTTGGAAGATTGCAACTTGCATACGAACACCTACCAAAGTGGTTGCAACAAGGAATACTGATATGGAACAAGGGAAATATTGAGCTAGAAAATGGCTCTAAAATCCTCGCTAGTTCCACTTCTGGTTCAGCTATTCGAGGTGGTTCTTTCAATATTATTTTTCTTGATGAGTTTGCATTTGTGCCTTCTAATATTTCCGAAGAGTTTTTCAGTTCGGTTTATCCTACAATTTCTTCTGGTAAAACTACAAAAGTATTCATAGTATCTACTCCAAACGGAATGAATATGTTTTACAAATTGTGGACGGATGCGGAAGAGAAACAAAATGACTACTCTCCCATTTCAGTTCATTGGTCACAAGTTCCAGATAGAGATGAAGCGTGGAAAGAGAAGACGATACGAAATACTTCAGAACGACAATTTCAACAAGAGTTTGAATGTTCTTTCTTAGGTAGTTCTAACACACTTATTTCTACCGAGAAACTTCTTGCGATGCCTTTCAAATCACCAGTTTATCAAAATGGAGGATTGGATGTTTACCAAGAGCCAGTGATTGGTCATACTTATGTTATAGTGTGCGATGTAGCAAGAGGTGTAGGATTAGACTACTCAGCGTTCTCTCTGTTCGATGTAACGAAACAACCTTATCGACAGGTCGCAAAGTATCGGAAAAATGATATATCACCAATGTTATATCCCAATGTAATCTTCACAACTGCACAGAAATACAACGAAGCATTTGTTCTAGTAGAGGTGAACGACATAGGACAACAAGTGGCGGATATTCTTTATCACGATATGGAATACGAAAATATGATGATGGTCACAATGCATGGTAGAAATGGTCAACAGATTGGTGGGGGTTTTTCTAAAAATGTATCGATGGGAATACGAACAACTAAACAAGTCAAACGAATTGGATGTGCTACTCTCAAAGATTTGATAGAAAGAAACAATCTGATTATTGAAGACTTTGATACAATAAGTGAGTTGACAACGTTTATTGGAAAGAGTACATCTTTTGAAGCAGATGATGGAGCTCACGATGATTTGGTGATGTGTTGTGTCCTCTTTTCATGGTTAGTGCAACAGCGGTACTTCAGAGAACTCACAAACCAAGATATAAGAGAAAAAATGTTTTCGGAACAAATGAGAATGATAGAAGAAGAAATGGTGCCTTTCGGGTTTATCGAAGATGGTCACGATCCAGATGAACACTCAATTCCGGGCGATGATAATGTGTGGCAACCAGCAGGACAAGAGTGGCAAAAAGAATATTACTAAATATAATTTTCTTTCTTTATTTTTTCAAATCCAAAGTCGTCATCTTCTTTCATTTTTTCGGTGACAAGTAACATGAGTAGTGCATCAATTTCTTTTTCCAATTCTGGCCTAACATTACGAAGACGATACAAAAATTTGACACTACTCTTTTCTACCATATTTTTACTGACATGAGTAGAGTTATAATTTTTTTTATTTTGACTTTTGGTTTGTAACTCAAGATGGTCTGGATTTACACAACTATTATTTTCACAAGTTTGATGAACCACCATATTTTCTTCAATCTCTCCTTTGTGAAGAAGATAAGCAAATCGATGAGCTGGTTTGGATTTTCCATCATAAGAGAACATCCCATAACCTTGTTTTTGTTTGGAAGCGTTCCATTCATGACAATCATTGGTTTTAATAACTTTGG